ATGATATATCGGAAAGAAGTATTGCCTACAAATATTCAGGAAGAGTCTGGCCGAAAGGTAGAGTAATATCATTTTGGTCCAAGTTGGGAGATGTTCCAGAAGATATTGTATATAAAGTTTTTAAACATTTAAACATTCCAGATGGTGAAAATTTTGAAATAGATTTAATGGATCCCCAAAGATTGGAATTGGAAGGAACCGAAGATAAAAAATTACCTACTGTAAAGGAATTTTTTGCTAATAAAAAAGGTGCATCAGAACCCATAACAAAAGAACAAGAAAAGAAACTTGCCGAACTTATGGCAAAGAAGCATACCGAAACAGATCCTAATAAAAGAAAGCAAATGCAACAGGAACTTGGTATGACCGATCAAGTAAAGCCTTGGGGTAGCACACTTGTTGCTCAAAAAAATCCTATTCAGAAAAGACAGGCAGAATTCACATCTGAATCATTTTTAGATTTTTACAACAAAAAAAGGTAATTATATTATATGAGAAGCAAAGATCAAATTTTATTGGAGAATTTATATTCTAAACAAATTTTAAAAGAAAATATCGATGGCGGTGATCGCCATGGTTATTTTCCTGATAATCAAGGTAATGAACCACTTGATGGTGTTGACCCAGAAGAAATGAAATTTCATTGGTTTAGTGATGAAGCAAATGAAAGAATTAGCAATTTAAAAACCGCTCAATTTACATCTAGTCTTGATTACAATGTAGAAAATGAAAAAATGATAATTCTGTTTCCTTCTGTAGAATTTTTATCGGATGTAAACATAAACATAGATATGTCATTAGAATCACAAATCAATGATATCAAAAGCACAATTAGTAATTTTATTAACGAAAAAAATATAAACGGTTTAATGTTTGATGTTAATGCTTCTGCTGACGAACAAGCAGAACCTGACGAAATTGAGAGAATAGGTACTGGTAACGAATGGATTGGGGTTTCATTAGAGTTACCCGAAATGGATATAGATGCAGAAGAACAATTCGATAGATATTTTAAACTTTTATCTATCATAAACAATTTCTTATTGAGTTTGACAGATAAATTTAAACAATAAACCAATCAGGAGTATTTCCCATCTTCCATTTGGAAAATTCTTTTTTGTCCTTGATGTAGTATGTTCGATATGCCTTGACTGGATCTTGATCTTTGTATTCGTCTGGCATTGCAAGGGCAAATTTTGTGAGTTCTCCTTCTGGAATTAAATCGATCATTTTACAAAGGTCTTCGATACCTTTTTGACAACTATGAGTTTTACCATACCTATGAGTATATTGGTTACATAGTTCCAATGCATGTATAGCTGCCCATTCGTAATTGGATTTTGTATCTCCCACCCAACGGGTACACGGATGATTTTTATGTCCACCCTTTAATGGAGTTCCCTTTGCGGTGAGAGGCATATCTTCTGGTAATGCTCCGTGTCTAATGACTGCACTTCCCATTTGCTGATATAGTTCAACAACCATTTTCACAACATGCTTATCATTATACTGTTGCGCTGCTTTAATTGGGTCTTTGTCGAGAATAAAAATATTCATACGATGAGATTACATTGAGAAAACTTTCCAGTCAAGCATAAATATTAAAATAATAGAATGAAAAACAAAGACCAAACATTACTGGAGAGTTTGTATTCCAAAAGCGTATTAAAAGAAAACGATCATTATGTGAATTTAAACGGAGATGTTGTTAAAAAGCAACCAGAGCATAAAATAACATTAGGTGGAAAGGTTAACTTAAACGGAGATGTTGTTCCTGATGAATATAAAAATAGTGAAGATAAAGACGTATCCGATTTAACACAAAGGATATCTAGTGTTTTAAACGACCATGATACATCGGAGGATATTGCTAAAGCAATTGCACAAGTAATAAAAAATGAATATCAAACCGATGTTATAAGACCTTTTAAACAAAAGCTAAACGAATATCTACCAGATCCAGTAAATGAAAAATAAAGACCAAATAATACTGGAGAATTTGTATGAATCTATATCAAATGATGTTTCTATTGGTATAAACATAAACGATAAGATTCAAGATTTTACTGGTCAAATTCTACGAGGAGAAAAAACAATAGAGACGAGGAATACAAATTCTTTAAAATCATATATAGGTAGAAAGGTTGGAATAATTAGAACTGGTAAGGGAAAGGCGTATCTTGTTGGTTATTGTACTATTGGAGAACCAAAGATTTATGAATCAGAAGAAGAATTTACAAAAGATTTAGATAAACATCTTGTAGATAAAGGTAATAAATTTGATATTCCGAAGAACGGAATTAAGTTTGGATATCCATTATATGATGTTGTGAAATTAGATGAACCTAAATTAATTACTAGTAGAGGTATTATATCTAGGAAACTATAATGAAAAATAAAGATCAAATAATGCTGGAGAATTTGTATGATTCTATATCAAATGATAAATTCTCTTATCCTTTGATTGTTTTCCATGGAACCGATTTAGAATCAGCAAATGATATTAAACAAAATGGTTTAGATTTGAGTAAATGTGATAGGGGATATTTTGGAAAAGCTTTTTATGTTACTACCGATGAACAATTAGCAATGAGTAACTATGCTGATTTTTCTGGTGAGGAAGAAGGTGGTATTGTTTTAAAATTTGAAATGAATCCTGTTAATAGAGTATTGGATTTAAGAAACTCTGACGATTGGGATTTTTATACAAATTTAAAATATAAAGGAAGAGAGATAAGAAATTTTATGGGGTTTGACGAGTTTCCTTCTATTATGACATCTCTTGGAATAGATGCATTATACGATAGATCGAATGATGCATTTGCAATTTATAATGTAAATATATTAAAGATAAAATGAAAACATTTAAACAAATTTTTACAGAAGCTTGTTGGAAAAATTATAAACAAGTTGGAATGAAGAAAAAGGGAAACAAAATGGTTCCTAACTGTGTTCCTAAAAAGAAGAAAAAGAAATGATAAATTTTAAACAGTATTTCGATTTGTTCGTGGAAGCCAGAGAAGTAAAATTTGGTGGTTATGATGAATATCAAGGTAAAGCCAAGGTTTATGTGAATTTACATGCATCAATTCCGAAAGAAAGAAAACTCGTATATTCGATACAAGGGTATGTACCAGATCCAAGATTTCCAGATTCAAATAGAAACAAAACAAAGGTAATAGGATATAACAATCAACTAGTTTTAAATGATGTTACATTTAAAGTAAATGAAAGAGGTTGGAAAAAGGTTCAAGAACAAGGTGGAAAGAAAAATGTACATTCGATGGTTGTTGGAACAATTTCTAAAGAAAAGCCTACGAAGTTTTCTACTGTTGTTACATATGACCCAAGAAAATATAGATATTTTGTTAGATTTGAAGGAGATACGCCGATACCTATAAAATCCGCAAATAAAGTAGCATTTAATCCAGATGGCCTTACGGCTGAAGGAGTTGTTGATCTATCAGAATTTGAGATACGTAATGAAGGTCCGGTTCTTACGCCTGAAGAAATATATTATATGCAAAGACGTAAAGAAGAATTACTTAGATTGAAAAAAAGAAAAAAAAATAAGTAAGTAATGCACATAAAGGGAATAAAAATGCCGAAGAAAAAAACAGATTTCAACAAACGAATGAAAACATCTGATTTGCGAAAAAAACGAAAAAAAGGTGAAGGTTTTGTAACAACGCAATTCGAAGTTGAAGAAATACTTGATGAAAGTGGAGAAGTATTAGAAGATACAATCATTAGAATATCTTTCGGTGGATTGTTAATACATATGTCTATTGCTTCCGCATTGAAATTTAACAAGATGCTAAATGATGTTTTAAACTTAAAAAAAGATAAATAATGTAAATGAGAACAAAAGACCAAATAATATTAGAAAATTTATATTCCAATAACATAGCAAACAATTGTCGCAGTCTTATAATGGAAGTAAATTGGGATCAATTTGGTGATGTTAATAAAGTTTGTTACACGCCAGAATCTGTTGCAAAAGCATTGAACGATGAATTAGAACGTTTGGAAGTACCTACTAAAGATAGACCAAAAGCAAGTCTAAAATTTGCGCGTATCAGTAGAGGAAATATACCAACTGACGAACAAGGAAAAGCAAATGTTGAACAATTTAAAAAACAATTGATGCAAAGACCAAAAACTATTTTCGATAAGGGAGAAAAATCATTACATACAACAGACGCAAACAAAATGACAATCAATACCGGAATACCAGCTTTAAAAGCTGTTATATATGATGAAGGGGATGATAAGTTTTTTGTCATTAATACGTGCCCAGGTGCTGGAGAGTGTATTAGAAACTGTTATGCTCTCCAAGGCTTTTACATAATGAACGATGGTAAAAATTTAAAACTACTAAATCGTTTACAAATGATGATGAATCACCCCGAAGATTATGAGAAGATTGCATTCATGGAAGCCGAGAGGTTTGCGTTCGAGGCAAAACAAGAGGGAAAAGAACTAAAAATAAGATGGAATGATGCTGGTGATTTTTTTAGTGATGCTTACTTTAAAATAGCTGTTAATGTGGATAAAGCTTTGAAAGCAAAAGGTTATAATTCATCATCGTATGTATATACTAAAATGGGAAAATATATAAAACTTGGTGAAGAAGAAGGCATTAAGACTGTTTTTTCTAGTGGGGCAACAGAAAAACAAAAGAAAATAGTTGGTGATTTAGGCCAAACACATACACAAATAACTGTTCCTAAAGATGTATTCGAAGAATTTTTTATTAAAAAAGGTGCAAGATTTGAAAAAGACGAAAATGGAAAATCTAAATTTAAATCACCAGAAGCAAAAGAAGCTTTAAAACAAAGAATAGTTGATTTTTATAACACACATCCAGATCCAAAATATTCATATCTTAGAAACAAATTAAATGTTTCTACGATGAAATATACTGATGAATTACCAACAGAAGAAGGCGAAAAAATGAAATACGATACTATTACAGTACCTTCTGGTGATAGTGATGCACCAGCACAAAGAAAAGACGTTAGATTTACATTTTTAGCAATACATTAAAATATGAAATACAAAGACCAATTAATAATGGAAGAACTTATGAATCAAGTTGGTATAGATTCAAACAACAATGAAAACGAAGAATTGTTTATTGCAATTGCCGCCGAATTTATAAGTCGAGCCAACCCTAGTGATAAAATTTTTTCATTGTTAAATCAAGTTAAAGAAAAGGGAATTGTGTCGGAACTTGTTGATTTTTTGAATCAACTTGGTGAAGACTATGAAGATAATTGGGTGGCAAAAGACAAATTGATAAAATTTTTATTTCAATATTATAAATAAAATCTGGATTTTGTAAGAATATGTTGTAATATATTTTTATGAGTGCAGGAAAAGGCGACAAACCAAGACCAATAAATAAAAAAGAATACGATAAAAATTTTGATGATATTTATTGGGAAAGAAAAAATCCCAATATTTTAGAAACTAAAATAAAAAAAGGTAAACAAGTTATCGTTTATAAAAAACTTTAAAACTCTCTAAAGACAAAACATCATCTAATATATTGCCTTTGTATTTAAAAAGTTTTTCAATGTATCCGTTATTTCTTAATGTTTTGAATACTAAATTGCCAACAGAAAATTCACCATCTTCTGATTTTAATCCTTCATTTCTCATTTTTTTTATTCTGTTTCTTATGTCATCGAAAGATTCTAGAGGTTCTCTATTGTTGATTGCATCATCGATATCCTTTTGTATTCTTGAAACAATTGTTAAAACTTCATGATCTGTAAAATCTTTGGTTGGGTTTACTGGTTCAGCAACCCATTCTTTATTCAATAAATCATAAACAGCTTTTCCTTTTAATAAAACTTCTTCGCGTTTGATGTTTATCTCGACCTTGAATCCCTTTAAATATATGTTATGTGTTTTATTAAAGTTTTTACTTTTAACATCAAAATAATCATCTATGGTATCTTCACAATTTTCATTTAAAACATCGACAATTATATGTAAATCGATATCGCTCAGTGGAGTCCATTGATAAGATGCTATGGAACCTGTTAAAAAAATATTTTTTATTTCAATAGGAGTTTCTATTTTTTTTAGAAAAAATTTAGATACTTGAATAAGTTTATCATATACATCATTATGCAAACGTTTTTTAGATTTCCATATGTCAGGATTTAAATTATTCATGTTAGATGTAAATATATTTACAAACGCAAACATGAATTGTATAGCAACAATGTTAATTATATCTATATTGTCTATATTATCAACGACAATATTGTGTTCTGTAACTTCATTTTCATTTTTTGGATTTATTTTTTTGGGGTTTGCAACATTTATGAATTTTTGGTTATTTATATATCATATGATAATATATTTTATTTGTAAGATTTTTGATAAAAAATATGATATTTGACAAATTTGTTTTTGAAGAAAAGGGAACTTTTTATCTCGATCTAATCAATTCCGATGTTGGAATTGATGTCGATGTTGGAGATTATATAAAATTCATATATGAAGGGAGTAAAATTTCAGCAAAGGTTATAAATAAAATTGACAACCTATATGAATTGTATATACTTGAATTTATATTATGAGAATAGATAATCCAATCCCTAAAGAAGAGTTTTTATATCTAGTAGAATCTAAAGATAAAAATAAAGACGGAACATCTCTGGTAGAAATAGCACAATATAGAAAAGAAAAGTTTTGGTTTTTTGGATGGGAAATGCCAGAAAGTCTTGATAAATTTGAATCTTGGAAAGAATTGGTTGTTGCGGTTAAAGAAACTTGATTATGATAAGTATACATCGTAATGTATACTTTAGTAAATCAAGTTTCGGTAAAACCTTTAAATTGCAATGTAGGTTATGTGAATTCTTGGTTAAGCGTGATGAACAACGCTGAACGAGAATTTTGCGCACAAGCATCTTATATAACTAATTTTGATGATCTTTCTATATCTTTATCTGCTGCTGATCTTAATATAGGTTCAATACACATACAAGATCCCGATAGTGGGTTGCAGGCAGATGTTGTTCCGGTTGGAAATGGTTTGGGCGCATTAAGAGTTATTAGTCAAGATTTAGAATCTACAGAAGACGATGTAACAATAGGAGATAGAAACGGAAATTTTGCATCGGTATATGCACCTTTAAGCGCACTTAGAGTTTATAATACAAATCCTGTATCTTCTGTAGATGTAACAAATATAGTATCAGTAAAATCATCTAATACATTTCCAATATCTGGATCTGTAACCGTTTTAAATCCAATAACATCGGTTAATGTTTTAAATTTTCCAACACAATTAAGTTCTGTTAGTATTACTAATCAGTTAACCGGAATAACCATTTTAAATCCAGTTACTCAAGTTACTACATTACCACAACCAACTCAGCTGGATGCATTTGGCAGATTAAGAGTGTCTTCCCCGATGACTTTGTTTGATTCTTCACATCGTTATAGGGATAATAATTTATGGTCTACACTATCCGCAAATGGGGGTTCGGTTTCATTCAATCCATCACAGGGATTGATGGAATTAAATGTTACTAATACAGCAGGAGCAAGTGCAATAAGAGAAACAACAAAGGTATTTTCCTATCAACCAGGTAAATCCTTGCTTGTCATGAATACATTTGTCATGGCTTCTTCTGCTACCAATTTAAGACAAAGGGTAGGATATTTTGGAGATCAGAATGGAGTATACTTTCAGCTAGATGATGGTAATATTAGTTTTGTTGAAAGATCCCTTGTCACGGGTTCCGTTACAGAGAGTGTAGTTTCACGATCTAATTGGAACGGCGATAAGCTAAATGGAACTGGTTCTTCTGGTATAGTTTTAGATATAACCAAAGCTCAAATTCTTTGGTCGGATATTGAATGGTTGGGAGTAGGAACAGTAAGAGTTGGTTTTGTTATAAACGGGCAGTTTATTGTTTGCCACTCATTCCATCATGCTAATAATATAGATTCAACTTATATTACTACAGCTTCTTTACCTTTAAGATATGAAATTATTAATAAAGCAGCAACGGGTGGATCTAAAACACTAAAACAAATATGTTCTACTGTTATTTCCGAAGGTGGTTATGAATTAAGAGGCTTGCAACAAGCAGTCTCTATTCCAATAACTTCACCAAGAACGTTTGCGGTAGCTGGTACGTTTTATCCAATTATTTCAATTCGATTAAAAGTAAGTCCAGATAGACTCGATGCAATTATTATTTTAACGGCTTTATCAATACTTGGACAAGGAAATGGCATAAACTATAACTGGCAGGTTAGAGCAAGTGGGGTCACAGCAGGAGGAAGTTGGGTTGATGCAGGGGTTGATAGTGCAGTTCAATACAATATTACAGGAACAAGCTATGCAGGAGGAAGAATTTTAGCAAGTGGGTTCTTAAATTCCTCTAATCAAGGTTCTCCAAATTTGGATATTCTTAAAGAAGCTTTGTTTAAGTTTCAATTAGAACGAAACAATTTAACAAAAACTCCTTTTGAATTAACTTTGGTTGCTGCAACAGATACCGTAAATGGATCTGGTATGTTTGCTTCTATGGATTGGGAAGAAGTTAGTAGATAATTATATTATATGTTTAAATTAGTATTAGCATCATCTGCCATTTTGGTTGCTGGTTGTGCCGCATATTTTTCCGTACAAGGATTAGCAACATTATATGCTGGGTCTTTCATAGCAGTATGTGTAATGGCTGGTTCTTTGGAATTTGGAAAATTAGTAGCTGCTAGTTATTTGCACCGTTATTGGAAAAAAACATCAGTTTTGTTAAAAACATATTTAACTATTTCTGTTATAACATTAATGGCAATAACATCTTTGGGTATTTTTGGATTTTTAACATCAGCATTTCAAAAAAGTCATGTGAAGATTGAAATCATAAATGTTCAAAAAGAAAGTTTAAATATAGAAAAAGAATCATTTCAAAAAGAAATAAACAATTTAACAAGCAGAATTAGTACTTTGAATGATATTAGAGTAATTCAAGAAAAAAGAGTTGAAGAAGCTGGTAATTACAAAGTTCCGAGAGAACAAGCATACTCAGCAATCGATAAAGCAAATCACGAAATAAAAGATTTATCTCAGCAAATAAATGGATTAAACGATAAAATAAAAAATATAAATAATAAAAACTTAGAACTAAAATCTGAAGAAGTAAAATCTTCCGATATTGGAACTTTAAAATTTGTAGCAGAATTGTTTAATACAAATATTGAGACAGTAGTTAAATGGTTTACTATCATAATAGTTTTAGTATTTGACCCGTTGGCAGTTTCTTTGGTATTGGCCTATACAAATACCATTCAAAGAAAAGAAATTTTAGAAGAATCTTCAAACGAAGATCAAAAAGAAAATAAATTTAACAAAATTTTAAAACCATTTAAAACGAAATATAAGGATCAAAAAAACTTATAATCAATTGAATAGTTTGCGCATAAATATAAATATGCGTTATTCGACTGATAGATCATATAGAGATTCCGTTATGGTTGAAGTTGAAAAAGTTGTTAAAAGATTAGAAACAGAAAACCAAAAAGACGAAAATTTCTTTTCATCTTTTTGGTTTTTTATTGTTAAAATTTATAAAAAATTCTTAAATTTTTGTAAATCTTTTTTAAAAACCATCAAAATGCTTTGATGGTTTTTCCTAAAGAGCATACTGTAGCTTTCTTGTTGTGAATAACAACAGTTTCAACGCCTGTGATATTTTCAGAGTAGTTAACAATTGAAAACCCATTTTGCCAGTTAGCACCCGATACATATGTTGGATTTAACTTACAGGCACATCCGTTTTCATAATTTTTAATAATCTGATCCGGTCTGGAACCGATTCTAGGAATTCTCTGACAGGTAGAACCAATTCTGTGTGTGTGATTTGTAATAGTAGATGCATATCTCTTTTCGAAAGTTCCTCTAGCCGAGAACCCGCCGTTTTTTCTAACAACATCACCATGTAGAACAAAAAGTTCGTCTGGTAATTCCACTATAGATTCCTCGTCTTCGTTGGAATCGACTAGTTTAATTCTTGACCAGCTATCATGTGGATGAAATACCTTTGAGTATGAAAGATTGTCTGCGATATTTGGAATGCATAAAAGTTGTTTGATGTCTTCACTAGAAGAAATGTATCTCCACCATCTGCCTTCCACGCCATTACCAGAATGGTTTCCATTTGTTTCTAAAATTTCTGTCTGATATGGTTCTGTGATATCATGCAAAATTTTCAAAAATTTATGATATGCCAAAATTTCATCATATAATGTATGAGTATGTCTTGGATCTTTTGAATAACGACTGATAGATAGAAGATCTACTGTATCACCATTAAGAATAATTTTTTCTGGTTTAAGTTGATCTACGACATCTAAGAAAATATTGAGAGTATCCCAACATTCTACTCCAAAGTGTGTATCACCAATCACCATTGCAATTTTATTAGGAGAGTGATATGTCTTTGGTTTTGGAGGTGCTGGATATTGAACCGATTTTACGGTATTGAGAAATTCTTTAATTTTATCCTCTTCTCGTTTAGTCAATCTTGTACTAAAAGAAGAATCATCATAATCCGATGTTTCTTGTGTTGTGATGATATCAATTGGATTATCGTTTTCATCATAACAAGAATCTTCTTCGACAATAGTTGTTTTAACCTGAGTTGTTGTTGTTTTTCGTCTACCTGTAATCCAATCGAAAATTGTTGATCTTGGGATTCCCATCAACTCGGATATTTCTGTTTTTGTTTTTCCTTTTTTGTGTAAGGAAATTGCTTGATTAATCTTTTTTTGTTTTGGATCAGTATTGTTGCTCATCCTCATCAGAGTACTATAAGAAAATATATATGTCAAATTAAACTTTCTCCGAGATAAATATTCTATACTCGACAGTTATGACAAACGTGACATCAACACTACAAAAACTTAACAACTTTGAATCCAAACATAGTGCTTTCATCAATTTAATAATTAAACCTTTACTCGGAATGGTTGCTTTTTTATCAGTAGGTTATTATACGATGTGGTTATCTACCAATTATGTTCGACAAGATAAATTTTCTGAATATTTAGAAAAACAAATTATTGCTGATAAAAACCAAGACGAAAATGCAAAAAACAGATTTGAATTGACTCAAACAAAATTAGAAACAATAATAAACCAACAAGTTATTTTTAATGAACAACTTAAAACTTATAACACATTGATGGCATCTTATCAAAAACAACTCGATCAATTAAATGATCGAGTTTTATATTTGGAAAGAAAAGAAAGAGTTTTGCGTGAATAAAAAGTTAACATATAGGCAAGGTTTAATAAAAGATTTAAACAAAGTAGTATATATTGTTGGCGAAGATTTTGAAAATTTTTTTGTAAAAGATTCTAACACATCACCAGTTGAAAAATTTTTAAAAAAAGATATAGTTTTTGTGTAATCTGATATAAATATATCATATATGTATTCCAACAAAAAAGATCAAAAACAATTAGAAAATTTATATTCTAATTTAAATGAAAACAAAAAACAATTAAATGAAGGGATTTCGGGAGTTTATCCAGAAGAAGCAAACAATTTTGGTGCTATGGTTTTTCATGTTTTACTTTTTACATTACCATTGGTTTTACATGCTGTGAAATTAAGTTTAGATAAAGGCAAATTAAAAACATTAAAAGATAAAATTGCTCAAGTCGTAGGTTCAGATAAATCTCCAAAAACTTTAAAAGATAAAATTGTAGAAGCTTCAAAAAATGTTATTTTTTCAGAATTTTCAACAAATTCAACAATCAGTAAAAATTTAGCGTCGAAACTTGAAACGGCTTTAAATTTCTTTATACCTAAAAATTTAGAATCAAAAACCCCAGTAGATGTGGATAATGATATGAAAAGAAAAGAAATTGGACTTTCAAATCCTATGTTTCGTGGTAAATTGTAGGATAAACAATTTTGGTGCTTGAAAAAGACCAAATAAACATATAAACTCGCTTAAAAATAAAAGGAGAATATATAAAATGACAACAAAAATACAAACATACAACCCAAACTATACAGTTGGTCACTTTTCGACCACAGAGCGGTTATATAACCAACTACCCGCTTTGTTCAACGACAGTTGGTTCAAAACCGTTATCGATGGCTTAGATAAAGCCTTTGATGTTCCAAATGCGGTTTATCCGTACAATGTAAAAAAAGTTACGAATAAAAAAGGAGAACCTGAAAAATATATCGTAGAAATTGCATTGGCTGGAGTAGGAAAAAATAATATTGATGTAAAAGTCCGAGAAGGACATTTAAATATCGATATTGTTAAAGACGAAGACGATGAAGACAAAACTGCAACTTATGTCCGTAAAGGAATAAGCAAGCGTAAAGGCAGTCTTTCGTTTGTCTTGAATGAAAATACTGATCCTAAAAAAATCAGTTCAACTTACTTGGATGGTTTATTGCGAGTTACCGTTCCTGTAAAACAACCCGAAATCTACAACATAGATATAAAGGTTGACTAATATTTGTTTATTTGGTAATCTCAAGCACCAAAATTTTCATGGAACGATGGCAGAGTGGTCTAATGCAGGAGTTTACTAAACTTCAGAGGTGTAAAAGCCTCCGTGGGTTCGAATCCTACTCGTTCCGCCAAAAAATTTGATTTTTTTTTTTGCAAAGAAAATTTGACATTGAATTCGGCACATGATAGAGTTAAGGAAATTATACAAGAATGTGTAATTAAAAAGATAAATAATTAATATAATATATGAAAAATAAAGATGATATCGGATTATTCGAAGCATATAACCAAGTAGTAGATCCTCAACAACTAATAGAAGAGGGTTGGTGGGATAGACTTAAAGCACGTACTTCTGGTGTTGCTGGTGGTGCAAAACCTATGGAACGTATTGGTGCTGGCGTTGCGAGTGGTTTAGGAAAAATTGCTGGTAAATTTAGTCCAGAAGCTGGAAAATCTTTACAGCAAGTTGGCGCAGAAGGAAGAAAAAAAATCGCAGCTGCTGGTCAAACTTCTAAAATAACATCCATTTTAAATTCTAAAAGAAACAGCATAAACAAACTTGCTAACGATATAATCAACGATTTAAACAAATTAGGATTAAATTCAAAAGGAATGACATCTGATGATGTTTCTAAATCTCTTTTAAACGACATCGAAACAATGTTGACAGGTCAATTAGGATCTGCAACGTCCGCTACATCAACAAAAACATCAGCTTCTCCAAAAGGAAAACCAACAACACAACATTTTGCGAGTGACATAGGCGCATCTGGCGATTCTATGTATCAAAAATACAACGATGGTTGGTATGAAAGAGAAGGTTCTAAAGCATCCGGATTTACGTTTTCAAAAGTAAGTGATCAGAATATAATAAATGCTTTAGAAAAACTTCCTTGATTTTTAAATAAGAATCGTATATATTAAATATACGGGCATGAGGAAGAAAGTAATCCGACTGGTTTGGGGCCAGTAGACACTCAGGGCGGTACTGAGATGCCCGACCATGGGAAATTAGCTTAGTGGCTAAAGCATCACGTTTACATCGTGACTACCATAGGTTCGAGTCCTATATTTCCCACCATATAAAAATTATGAAAAAATTTTGTACCATTTTAATATTTTTATTTTTTTGTTTTTGTTTATATTTTTTTATGTTTTTGATACAAGTATCAAACGATAAAACAATATCAGATTTAGAAAAACAAGTTGAATTAGAATTAATAGAAACAAAAAATAAAAAACATATTGACAGTCATTGATTGATATGATATTTTTGATGTTAGTATGAAACTTGCATCAATAGAAATCATAAAAAACATACGCCAACATAACAACGCAGATTCATTAGAAATTGGAGAAGTTCTCGGTTGGCAAGTAGTAGTAAAAAAAGGAACACATAAAGAAGGAGATAAAATTGTATTCATCACAATTGATAGTATTGTTCCAAAGTGTAAATGGTCTGAATTTTTAGTTGATTCTAAAAATCCAGATAAACAACTTCGTATCAAGAATATTAAGTTGCGTGGAGAATATTCTTCTGGTATTGTTATTCCTTTGAGCGAATTTCCAGAACAGTTTACAGAAACATGTGTGGTTGGTGAAGACTTAACAACACTACTTGGTGTTACAAAATATGTAAAAGAAATTCCTGCAAATCTTTCTGGTGAGAATGAAGGAGAATTTCCAACTCATCTTGCGTCTAAAACAGACGAAGACAACGGGCTGAATGATCCAGAAATGGTCAAACAAGTTCTAGAACAAGATCCAACAATTACAATCACACAAAAATTAGATGGTAGTAGTGTAACTATCGCGGTAAACGATGGAGAAATAACGCAAGTATGTAGCAGAAATCTTTCCAAGAAAGATACCGAAAAATCTACATTCTGGAGATGCGCTAGAAAATTAAAAATACCAACTGGTTGGTCGGGTGTTATTCAAGGTGAAATGTGTGGAAATGGAATACAAAAAAATACATTAAAACTCGTAGATATTAAAATTTTTGTATTTCAAATCAAAGTAGGTCAGGCATATATGACATACGATATGATGGCAGACTTTTGTAAAAATGAACTTGAATGTGATGTTGTTCCTTTAATCTCAAAATTAGAGGTTGCATCTACTGTAAAAGTATGGGAGAATCCATTACAGAAACTTCAAGAGTTGGCAGACATGCAAAGATATGATAGCGGTGAGGTTGGAGAAGGTATTGTAGTTAGACCTTCTTCTTATATTAGATCTTTCCAGTCTCGTCGTCCGATGGGTTTCAAACTAATCAATAGAAACTATAAAGACTGATGCACTTTAATATATCATTACATAATATTTTTAATAAAAAAAATAAATTCAAAAATATTTTTTCTTATTATAAACCAATATCAAAAAATAAAAATATAGAACTCGAACTATTATATACAAATTTTACCTTATTTAAATTAGAAATCGATTTACATTTTATTGCTAGAGATCATGCTGGGATTTTATTTGAGTTGAATTTGTTTGGTTATGAGGGAACTTTTAAAATTTATGATTCTAGACATTGGGATTATGAAAATTGGTGTTGGGAAACCCCCAATAAAAATAAATTTTCAAATTGACATTTTATGAAAATTCATACATTATAAATAATATGGATATACCATCAGAAACATTCGATAACAGTTATTGTATTTTTATTGATAAAATACAAGCAACGACATATAAAAAAATAACCGAAAAATATAAAAATGATGGGGTTAGAATACTTGAAGGTAATTTCGAAAATTCACCCGCTTGTATTGTAATACCAAATAAATTGGATATTTTTAAAATAGAACATGAATTATATGATTTAGATGTTTCGGATGGTGGCTTTTGGGGCCAATTTGGAATGGGATATTTTGGTAAAACTTGGAAAGAAATTTAATATGTACAAATTAGAAAGAAAAATATACACCTCCGGTGCTTGGTATGAAGTGATGCTTTCTCCTTTCAAGACAAGAGAAGAAGTAAAAACATATCATGCTAAATACAGCAAATACTATCCAGATCCAGAAGATCGAATTTATAGAGTAACTAATCTCGAAACTGGAGGAATGAAAGTTATTCGATGAATATATATAAACAATTATCAGAATTAGAAGAATTGAAAGATAGATCAAAATCTCAAGCAGATGTAATTTTAGATCATTATTTTACAGATCCAAAAAAAGCTAAAAAACTTCTTATTGAATTAAATAGTATAGAAGAAGAACTAGAAGAATTGGAAAGAGAATTAAAAAAATTACAAAATGACATTTATTAATATAATTTTAGAAAATAGTTCTGATAAATTGGCAAAACTTTATGGCCCAGCATTTAAGGCAAGTCAAAATCCAGAAAACGGTATAACTATTCATAACAAATCTGCCTATCATGTTATTAAAGATTGTGCTGATATAGCACATAAATATATTCCATTATATGTTTTTGGTGAATATTTAGAACCCTTTTCAAAACTCAAAGGTAAATTTAAAAAATCTGATATTGTTGAGTTTGTTCAGTCCACTAAAAAAATTACTAGAAACGAACATTTGTTATGTTTGATTATACACAAATCAAATGAAAAAAATAAAGCACAGGAAGCTTTAACTATAAAAACAAATACATTCGATTCAAGTGATCCTTATGGTGATTATGGTTCAGGTTCCGGAGTTGAAGATACTAAAAAATATGTAAATCAATACAATCCAATGAATGATTCTGATACAATTCAATTATTATGTGAATTGTTTGATGTAAGTATCTAGTATGAAAAACAAGGATCAAATTCTATTGGAACAAGCATATTCAGATATATTGGAAAACAAATACGAAAGAAACGTTTTCAATAAAATTGATTACAAAGAACAAAACGACGACAGAAACATGGGATTGAAAAACGACGAAAGAATGATGTCCAGTTCGGGTATATATGCTATTAAAGGCCCCAATCCAAATAAAATAGGTTCGGATGGATATTGGAACACCGAAACCGGAGAATTTTTGTATGGTATATATGACAATACAAAATATAAATCAGAACACCATACAAGAGATTTGAAAAAGGCGAGAGAAATGGCAGCAAAACTTTCTGCTGAAAGAAAAGATTTGGAAGATCAATGGAAAAAAGCAAATAGCGTTACAATGGAATACCAACCAAGTTACAAACCTTTTCACGTAGTAGAAATCATATGAAAAACAAAGATCAAATTTTACTTGAACAAGCATATTTAAAAATTATAAAAGAAAATGAGGACAAGTTCCAACCTCATGATCCAGAAATGCAAGAACTATCAAAAATCGGAATGGGAGAAGAATATCCAGAAGAAGAAAATTTAGAATCAAATGAATGGACTTTCATTGAAAATCCAGATGATCCAAGATCAATTTTATCTAATAAAGTCTTTATCGTAGATGGAAAAAAAGCAGTTGTAAAAATTGAAGAAGATGGTACTGATGATGATATGTGGTATAATTATTCTTTTGTTGACCCAGAAACAAAAGAACACGTAGCCAATATGAATTGGGGTAGAGACGGACTAACATATCAAGATGTTTTAGATTACATTAAACTCGGTCTTCCGTCTGGCGTTTCGAGAAAATCAGAAAAATCTTCTTATCCAACTAGATTCAACTTAGATTCAATAACTTTAAAGAAATTTATAAATGGTACAGCAGAGAGAGAAGGACTTGAATTAATTCCTAGAGGAAAGTAATTGACATTTTTGGAAAATTGATATATAGTTTTTATTAGAAAGTTGGTTCCCGATGAGCCAACGGGACTGGGAATACTCGGTCGAATACAAAATCGGATGATCTTTGATATTTTATTTTTAGCAGACCCACCATGCCTCTGCTTGTAATCATGGTTTCTTAAGTACAAGGCAACTTAGCAAGTTATGCACACTTTGTTGGGTATTCTAAATTACCAAGCGCAGATGCCTTCGAAAGCTCTACCGCAACAGATAACAATGCAATGTTTCCGGAAACAACATTTAGTCTGTAGGGAACTTCTCCTAGAAATAGAATGAGAGGTCTTGGTAATGATTTTAAAAACTGGAATGTTGGTTTAGAAAACCATCATCTAAGGAGTGGGAGATTGGACGTGGAGAACTGGTAATTCGTATGGACACAATTCATATAAGCCATACACCCTATTTATAGGTGCGGAGATGACCGTGAATTGCGTTTCACAGGACGAAGAAATTCGTAACCCCTTTAGCTTTAAAAAGCACACCAGTTAAATTCTGATAAGTCGGGTGGGAATAGTGTGCTGTGCTGTTCTTAAAAAGCTCACCACTGCGGACTTATCGCCAGACTCGATTAGGCAGAGGGTGACAAGTTATCTTCGTCCAACGTGAGAGAAACACGGTAGCCAATGAAGAACTTTCTGGTAAATAATTTAAAAATTATAAGTATTTCTAATGAAAGCAAAAGACCAACAACTTTTAGAAGAAGCTTATAGTAAAATTTTATTAGAAGTAGAATCTATTTCACAATCTTCTCCAGAAGAAAGTTCAAATGTTGATGTTAAAAAAGTAGTTCATGATATATTGAATGAAATTCAACCTCATGTTTTTGATCTCGATAGAGAAACTTATAAAGAAGCAATTAAAACTTTAATTGATAGATTAAATTCAATTTTACAACGATATTAATTGACAAATCCACAATTTGGTAGTAAGTTTATTACATAATAACTATTCGAGATATCGAATAACTGATCTTTGAAAAATTTATGGGGATGAAAGGATTCGACATTGGATTCTAATTCCACAATGCATGTGAAGGTTAATCGATGGCCTTCTAAAAAATCGATTAAAAACTAAATGCAGATGACAATACATCTGATCTTTTAGCCGAAGCTGAATACATCTTCAACAATGCTGACGAGTTTCTCGGTGGCATCGAAGAAGAGTCCTACGCACTCGCCGCTTAAAAGCCTAACGGTAATCCTCTAACTCCGTTTTGAATTGCAGAGGTTCGGGCATGAGATGACTAGTGTGGTAAAATTTAGTCATAGGTAATATGCGGTCTTTATTCACGCATATAGGCAGACATTAAACTCGGTCAGTATAACCAAACAGCCTTTTGTCTTCGTTATCGTAAGATAGCTGAAATGTTAAATATACTCAAACATGTGAAGAATTGTGAAATGAAAGTTCATTGGACACGGCTATCGTATGCCGTCATCTCCACCATTTGATTAGAAAATGTAGAATAGTTCAAGTATGATTATAACTATTGCACATAATCTAAACAATTTGTTTGGTGTTTACAAAATTATTTGTAGATCATTGCCTCGAAAATGAGATGGTGCTTAATAAGGTGTTTCGAGAGTTTTCACAGCCATTCATCAAACGAAGTTTTTTATATTGCAGGGTGGACAAGTGGTTAAGTCGCTTGGCTCATAACCAAGAGATCGTGGGTTCGAATCCCACCCCTGCTACCAATTTAAGCAGAATTAGTTTAATGGGTCATTAACATCAAAAGTAATGTGCTAGTCTTCCAAACTAGATAAGTCGGGGCAGTACCGACATGGCCCTCCATTATTTTAATATTGGGTAGTTCGCATAGCGGCAATTGCCGGAGACTGTAAATCTCCTCCCTTCGGGGTTCGCTGGTTCGAGTCCAGCACTACCCACCATTTTAATGCCTGTGTAGCTCAGTGGTAGAGCAACGGTTTTGTAAACCGTCGGTCATCGGTTCAAATCCGATCTCAGGCTGATTCATAAGTCTCTATAGTGTAACGGTTAGCACAGTACCCTTTCACGGTATTAGTAGCGGTTCAAATCCGCTTAGAGATGCCAAATTTCTGCGGAGTCGAACCAAACCCCTTTTGGGCTACCAACCCGAAAGGGGTTTATTTTTTTCTTTACTTGTATAAATTATAATGTATCATTATATAATAATGGAGGATTAATTTAACTGGCGTTAAACCTAGTCTTGAAAACTAGCGGTGCCGAAAGGCATGGGGATCGATACCTCAGTCCTCCGATTTTTTCCATTTACCATAACAAATGTCATTTACAATTTTTAACGAACATCAATGGTCTAGTATTTTATCAAAACATCCAAAACCATCAGATCACATAAAAGAAGAAATTTGGAATAAAACCAGAGATTTTTACATAACCAAAGATATTTCATTTGATGATGCTAAGAACGATTTTAATACTTTAGAAAAATTAGACACAAAGACATTAATTAAAACCGGAGATATATTTTCTAGATATAATTACAAATGGGATTTGGGTTCCGAATATATTGATTCATCAAATACAGGTAACAAATCTTCAAACTTTTTTCATCAAGAATTAAGATACAGGTGCGATTCTATAAACGCACCTTCTCCATATAGAACATGGAACGAAAAAAAATTTTTCTATACTTTGTTAAATGGGCTTTGGACTCTTAAGCCAAAGCAAATTAACAGCGATACAATTAGAAGTTGCATAGCATTAAGAAAATATATAGCAAGTCAATTTAGACCATCGGCGGCAAAAGTGATATATGAAAAGTTTAATTCTAAAAAAGTTTTAGATTTTAGTTCTGGTTGGGGAGATAGATTGTCAGCGGCAATGGCAACAGATTGTGTTGAAGAATATGTTGGAATAGACCCAAATGTAAATTTAATAGACGGTTACAATAAACAAATAGAAAATTTTGGTTCTAATAAAAATATAAAAATGATACCAAAACCAGCAGAAGAAGCTTTATTAGATTTAAATTATGAACCAGATTTGGTTTTCACAAGTCCTCCTTATTTCATTATTGAAAGATATTCCAAAGATTCTACACAATCTTGGCAAAGATATAAAAAAATAGATAGTTGGTTAAATAATTTTTTATTTCCAGTAATTGAAAAAAGTTGGAAATTATTATCTGAAGGTGGACATATGGCTATCAATATAAGTGATGTATATTGTAATCATACGATTAACAAAATATGTGATCCTATGAATGATTTTATATCGAAACTAGAAGGCAGTAAAAAAATAGAAAATATAAATTATAGAATGGCAAAAAGAATTAAAAGTAATTCTGAAAAGACTGGTATATTTGTTGAACCTGTTTGGATGTGGAGGAAAGAATAATAAATATCAATATGGAAAATGTTATAAAAAAACTACAAGATCTTTATCCAAGATTTGAATTTAAATTAAATTCATACAATAACGCTTTACAAAAACCACCAGTTCAAATTTATAATGTTTTGAGTTGGTTGAATGAAGAACCAACAGATCTTGAAAAATTATCAGATTCTGAATGGGATCAAATAGAAGTAAATGAAGTTAATATTGGCAAACTTTGGGATTCCTTAGTAATGAAAAATGGAGAAAAATCCTTTGATGGTAATATTGATTTCGATTCAACATTAGAACGATATAATAATTAATATGTCAAAAATAATATTTTTATTTTTTATATTAAATTTTAATGCTTTTGGTTTTGAATTGTCTAAAATAAGAGGAGAAACCTCTTATTCAAAGTCTAGCACTGAAAGTTTAAATACTAGTTTAATATTTGAATACAATATAAAAATATATGAACCAAAACATAAAAAATGGGAACTTCATATTAGTGGAAAATTGAATCCTTGCTATGATTATTTTGGAAATGAAATAAAAATGGACGCATTTACTGTTTTGGGGATTGGTTTTTAACGTTTGACTTTTTTTCAAAAAAAGTTATAATCAATATTAATGAAAATTTTTAAAGATTGGGAAACAAAACAAATAGAATCATTTGTAATTTTTCTAGGAAAAGAAGCAATTCTTCAAAATAGAAAGGCAAGAAAACTTTTAAAAGAATTTGAAAAAACCGGTGATATAGATTGTTTAAAATCTACATGCGTTCAAAGTGGAGCATCTATGGAAGCTGTTAAATCTTTTAGCATAGCAAAAAATTATTTTAAACTAGATACTTTTAATAGAAAACACATAAACAATGGAAAATGAATTATTAACAGTAAATGGATTAATCGATGGAATATCAGTAATCGAAAAAGATTCTAAACAAGAATTGCCAAATTACAAATCAGATATTCTTTACAACGACAAAGAACTCACAGATTTGGATTTTCAAGGTTTGTATTATGATGAAGGGTTCACTGTATCAAATTATGATTTTGGCGAAGGTGTTAATTTGATGAGTGTAACAACCGAAGAAATTAAAGTTGACACAAAATTTTCAAATGATATTATATCATAAGAATGAAAAACAAAAAACAGAATAAGAAAATTCAAATAGAATTTGATAGTGATCATTTGCCTGTTTTAATTGATGCATTGGAAACATATTCTCGTCTGCAATCTGGTCAGGTGAGTATGGCTATGGATACGGTTTATGCTGACAGAAACCTTTCTTGGGATGAAAGGCAATTCGTTGAAGCAACTGTTAGATATATGGCATTTCCACCTAACATCAGAAGAGAATATGATGGACATGGTGGTTTTTATGATCAATATCAAAACGAATATGATGAAAATGGAAATATTGTAAATGAAGGAGAAGATTGGACTTCTAAGAAAAATAGACCACATTTGGATCATCCCAATTCTTATTTCGGCGTTGGCTGTCCAGAGATGAGACGAGGCACTATAGCATGGGAGATTAAAAAAGCAATAGAAGAGTTTTTACACTATGAACGAAACGACGGCTATAGAGATATGGGCGTGGACGGTGACGGAGTTCTTAATATATCTGGTATTCCTAACGCGAAAATATTAAACCCAATAATTCTATCCAATTTTAAGTATTGGAACCCACAAAAAGAATTTAGAATACCACAAAGATATCAAGAAAAAATAACAAATTTAATTGAGAAAAAAGAATATAAACAAGTTTGGGATATTGTTGAAAAAGCATTTCAAAAAAATCCTTTACCAAAAGGAGCATCTTATAAAATAGAAAAAGTTTCAGGAACAAATTATGTTGTAATAGAAAAACCTTATAAATTATGATAACAGAAAAACACTACACAGACAAAAACGAACATCCAGAAGATAAAATATATGAAGTAAAAAAGTTTATAAAAGAACTTGAAAACGTTCAAACTTTTTATTACAATCAACTTCTTTTGGATTTAAATCTTAAATCGGAAGCTGATGATTATTTGTTTGATTATGTTTATAATGAAGATAATAATTTGTCATTTGATGAATATCTTAATAAACTTGGAAAATCATATGAACAATTTCATGAAAATAATACATAAAAGCAATTGGGGGTTTTGGATTTTTTCTAGATATTCTTTCATTTTAGAAAATGAAGAAGAAGGATTGAATGAAATTGTGATAGATAAAAAAACATGGAATAATTTTGAAATTGGAGATTTTTATGATTCTCATTACGGGCAATTTTTTAAATATGATCAACGAAATAAAAATAACAGACTTATCAGAAGCTGGATCTTACGCGAATGGAACAAATAACAAATATGATATTTGGATATCCGCGACAGATGAAGAAGATATGCATAAAATTAAAAGAATGAAAAAACTTCTTCATAATAAAGGAGTGACACATTATTATCAATTTTTTTATGATTGGTCAGATGAAGATGGAATAGAATGGGATCATTTGGAAACTCTTGGACCTCAATTAAAACACGTCGAAAATATTATCAACTTTTTAAAACCATTTGTTGACGACGATAAAGTTCATAATTTAGGAGTTAATTGTTTTGCGGGTGTTTCTAGATCAACAGCTATCGGAATAATTGCTTCGGTCATGACAGGTAAAACACCATACATGGCATTTGATTATATCAAAACAGTTAGACCTATGGCATGGCCAAATTTGAGAATTTTGAGATTTGCATCAGATATTTTAAAACAAGATTTGAAAACCACAATTGAAAATTGGAAAAGAACAAAAATTGGAGGTATTTATACAGGAGGTTGGTCATAATATGAAGAATAATGTAGAATTATTAGGTTACTATGGAAGTGATGAAGTTATTGCGTGTTCAGCTTGGACAAGCACATCAAGAGAACTTGACGAAGAAAAGAAACAAAGGATTCCAAAACTAATTGATCAATTATGGTTGAATGGGCATGAAACTCCTTTCGAAAAAGGAACGGTTCATTTTTTGGTAAACTGCGATATTGCATCTCATATACATTTGTTAAAGCACAGAATGGCAAGTATCAATGCAGAGTCTGCTAGGTACAAAGAATTGAAAGAAGATAAGTTTTATATTCCAGAAGATTGGGATAATATTAAATCAAACTTTAATGTAGATGAAAATGTTTTTAATGTAATTGATAATAAGTGGGTGAATATTCTCAGAGGTTATACCGATCTTGGAAACAATCTTTATCACCAGTGCATTAAAGATTTAGAACCAATTCTAGGAAGAAAGAGAGCAAAGGAATCTGCAAGGTTCTTTAAAACATACAATAGTCAAATACAAGCCGATGTTATGTTTAATATGAGAAGTTTTGCAAATTTTCAAAAACTAAGAAACAGCGAACATGCTCAAAAAGAAATAAAAGAAATAGCAAACGATATGTTAATTCTAGTAGAAAATATAACTGGACAACCGTTCAAATATACATTAGAATCGTGGAGAAAAAATAAAACAATATTATGAAAAATGAACTAGAACTAGAACTTGTAAAAAAATACCCAAAGATCCTTAAGGATTATAAGGGAGATATGATGCAGACTTGCATGGCTTGGGGCATGGAGTGTGATGATGGTTGGTATAAACTTCTTGACAAATGTATGGAGAAACTTCAATATTTTTGCGATCTTTGTTTTTACCGAAGTGGAGTGCAAATACAAGTTGTTGCAAGCCAAATTAAAGAAAAATACGGAACTCTCAGTTTTTACTATAGCGGAGAAGGTGGATCAAGAATAGAATGGGACATTATAGACGATATTATTTCAGAAACAGAAAGGCGTTCTGCTCAAACTTGCGAAGAATCAGGTGAACATGGATGCCTTTGTCATCGTGGTGGGTGGTATAAAACTCTTTGCTATGAAGAAGCAAGAAAATTAAATTATAAAGCATGTGACAAAGGAACAGAAGAATATTGGGTATCAAAAGATGAAAACAAATCTGGTGACGATTGAAGACTTAGAAGAGTTTGCGTTTTATGAGTCTGGTTTGTCGGCAGATGGTTGTTTACAAAAACTTGATGACTATGCTATGAAAGCTATTACCAGATATGGTAGGATATTATTAAAAAAACAAAAAGAAATAAACATTGATGAAATTGGACAGCAATAAAACATTAATTTTTTTAGGTGACAATCACGGTGATTGGCCTAATCTTATTCATAATATAAATTCAAAAAATATTTCAAACACAAATATTATTTCAGTTGGCGATTTGGGTATTGGGTTTAATCCAAATAAAGATTTGGCTACTTACGAAAAGCTAAGTGAACAATTTCAAAAAAGAAATATTAATTTTTATGCTATTCGCGGAAACCATGATGATCCTTCGGCATTCAAAGGAAATGATAGAATATGTTTGGATAATTTTGAATTAATCGAGGATTACTCGGTTTGTGAATACAATTCTAAACTTATTCAATTCATTGGTGGTGCAGTATCTATCGATAGAACCGGAAGAACCGTTGGAGTTTCTTATTGGGAAGACGAGGGCGTTGTTTTCAATAAAGAATCCTGTCAAAAGGTTGATATTCTAGTGACCCATACGGCCCCATCACATTGCTTTCCTCAACAATTTAATGAAATGGTTTATGGATGGGCAAGGGAAGATGCGTATTTACTAGAAGATTTAACCGATGAACGAGCGGTCATGGATGAAATCTTTAAACTGTGTAGTCCAAGTCTACATTTATATGGACATTTTCATTCAAGCTGGACCGAAAGAGTAAATGGATGTGTATCTAAACTTTTAGATATCAATGAACTTTGGGAGTATCGTGAATAAGTGAAAGTACATTTACCAATAGAAGAAGGATATTTTAATATTGTTCCAAATAAGTTTTGTGGTCTAGATTGTTATTTAATAACTCCAAAAATTGATGCAAAATGGAATAAGAATAATTTATTTTATCGTTCTTTGATTACAGACAAAGAAGGTAATGTTTTATCTTCCGGTTTTCCGAAATTTTTTAACTATGGAGAAAAACCAGAATGTTATCCAAATCCAGAAGATTTCACCGATTGGAAGATGGAAGATAAGATAGATGGTTCTTTGCTTATAACAGACTATGTTAATGAAAAGTTCTCAATGAGAACAAGAGGAACGGTTTCTTATTCATCACAAGAGAATTCGAAAGATTTTGAATTGCTAGTCGAAAAGTATCCAAAAGTAGTGGAGTTCTTAAAAGAAAACCAACATCTTAGTCTTTTATTTGAAATTGTAACTCCTAATAATGTTATTGTTGTTAGATCACAACAAATAGAATTCTATCTTATCGGCGCTATAAACAAGAATGGAATGTGTGTTGTATCATCATCTGATTTAGTTGACATATGGAGAAAGATTGGTCAGATGCCAACTCCACAATCATATAACTTCCTAGATACTAATGATCTTTCTAAAATAGCAGAGACTATTAAAAATTGGAAAGGCAAAGAAGGAATTGTTATATCGTATAATAATGGACAGAATAGAATTAAATTAAAATCTGATTGGTATTTGTTTTGTCATAGAGTTAAATCACAATTAAATTCACAAAATAATTTAATTGAATATTATGTTGATTCTGAAATGCCATCATGTGAAAATTTCTATAAAAAAATAGAAACAGATTTTGATTTTGAAATAGCTTTACAACTAAAGGATGATATAGAAAAAATTTGTATTGCTGGTGAATATACAAAAAAATATATTGACAATATCTTAGAAATGGTTCATGATATTAGAAGAGTTGAATCTAGAAAAGAACAGGCAGAGATGATTAAAAGAAACTATAAAGAAAATTCATCTTATGCTTTTTGTATTTTAGATAATAAAATTATAACAAACCAACAGTGGGTAAAATTGATAACACAAAAATTAAACTATGAAAGTTAAAGAATTAATAGAAATTTTGTCTAAAGAAGATCCTGAAAAACGAATAGTTGTAAATGGATATGAGGGTGGTTTTGATGAATTGGATAAAACTTTTCACGTATGTATAACACCAAATCCAGATAAAACAAAAAATGATAAATGGTGGTTGGGTGAGTTCGAAGAATGTATAAAAGATCCAAATTCGGATGAAGAAATAGCAATTCTTTTACCAAGAAAATCATAAATATGAAAAAAATCACAAAACCAGAAGAACCTGAAGAGTGTGTTTATTATTCTGATTTTTCTGGAAAACTTCTTAATGATTTTTACCCTCCGGTAGAATTAAAAATAGATTTTTATTATGGGTCTAAAAACGATGGTTCTAATTTAACGTTACATTTGGATGATAATGACATCGAATGTGTGTTAGAACTTGTAAAAAACAAAATATCGGAACAATGTAAAAAAAATCTTGCAAAAGAATTAAAAAAATGCGATGATTCTTTCAATGACAATATGCAATTCCGAGATTGGGATAGCTGTGATAAAATTTCAAACAAACTTTGGTTTTTGAGAAATCTATTAGATATAAAGGAAGAATAATATGAAAATACCATACGTGAAAACAAATTCTGTGGAAGAATATTTTAAACTTGATAAAAGAGATAGGGAATACTTTGGACTTTATATGCTTCCACATTCACTTCCTTGTGACATCTTCGATGAAGATGAAGAAGGCTGGAACTCTTTTTATAAAAAAATAAAACAAAAATATCCAATACAATGGTTCTTTAGGAGATGGTTAAAATCTTATAACAACCCTATTTATTCTTTCTTTTCTCTAAAAGTTTATTTTCCAATTCGTGATTTTAAATGGGCAGTTAATAATTTTATATCACCATGTTTTCCAATCTGGAGAAATACAATTCCTAGACATAAATATGCAGATGGTGTACACTTAATAATCGAATCTAATTTTAATATAATTTTGGATTTTTATAATGAAGCATCAGAATCATATATCGATTGGGAATCTTCTGAAGAACATTCGAATTTTTACAAAAAACTAGAAGAATATAAAAACTGGATCAAAACAGAAAGAAAGAAAATCAATGACATATTAGATATCGAATTGACTATTGCTACTAATAACAAACATATAAAAGATTATAAAGAAAAATATAAAACATATGATCTTCTTGAAGAAGATTTAAAAAACAAAGAAACTGAAATTTTGAATTGGATGGTTGAAAATAGATCATATTTTTGGACATAAATTATAAAAATGAAAGAATTGATTGACGAAATTACAAAGTTAACAGAAGAATGGTATAACTTAATTGGACCAGATCATCATAAAGATAGAGATTGTCATTGGTATATAGAAACTAAATGGAGTTATGGTATGTCTCCGATATATTGTATTCATCATTATGGATATATTTTAGATGAAATTACAGAAAATTGGGGTTCTTATGAATTAGCATTAGGTAGATTAAAAGAAATATTGACAAACGAAATAAAAGAATATAAAAACTATATAAAACAAGACGATGAAAACGAAATATAAATTTATAGAAACGACTGGGTGTACTGCATTTGATTTTACTGTAAACGAAAAGTCGTTTTCTGAATTATCAACTACAGAATATGATGAAATGTTAAATTATCTTTTTGAAAAGATTAAAGAAGGTATTGGTGAACAAACAATTCTTTTAGAAGACGTTATTCATCTTTTTCAATATGATGATTATGAACATGATCCACATGTTTGTGAACAATGTGGAGATAGCGTATCAACTACAACTTGGAATATATGATCAATACAATTAAAATTACCAATCTTGCAGAAGCAGAGAGTTATAGCTTCAATCCAAACAATACAGAGTACGACGTTTGGATTTCCGTTGTGGGACAAGAAGATAGAAAGCAAATTAACAGGATGCGTAAAAACCTTGCAGAAAAGAATGTAAAACATTTTCATCAGTTCTTTGCTGATTGGTCAGATGAGGACGGTATTCAATGGAAGCATCTAGAGGAAGATGCTCCACAAAAGAGACACGTTCAAAACATTATTACGTTTCTAAAACCATTTACAGAAGATGACAAGCCACATAGTCTTGGAGTAAATTGTTATGCTGGTATTTCTAGATCGACTGCTGTTGGTATTATAGCCTTAGTGATGTCAGGAAGAACAATAGAACAAGCACTGAAAGAAATATTGAAAGTCAGAAACATAGCTTGGCCTAATCTTCGTATTCTTGGCTTTGGTTCAGAAATTCTGGAAAAAGACATTAAGACCCATGTAGCCAACTGGAAAAAGTCCTCTTTAGAGGAAGGCATATGGATGCCCGACAGAATGCAACCAACAGAATAATTTATGTATAGTAAACTCCCTATTCAAGTAAAAGCAGCAAAGCCTGTAGTAACAGCAATTGTTGATGATGTGGTCGAAGAAGTACATCAACCTCAATTTAATATTGTTGACGTTTCCGTTGAGAGACAAGAAACTGATCCACCAACATGGAAGATGTTTCTTGTTGATGACCAAGGACAAAATTACGAATACGACTTATACTTTTCCTAATGAATGCTGAAACAATTAGACTATTCAAATTTACTGAAATGTGAAATAAATATGTAATAATTATATGATAAATGTTATTTTAAACAATACAAAGATTAAAGGCACCGCAAGAGTTGTTTTCAACAGAACCCTTATTAATTTCTGGGAATTTATAGCTCCCGCACCCAGTACCACTCTTTCTAATTTTAGAGTTGTTTACACCGGAGATCCAATTACTGTAGATTGGGGCGACGAACAAGAACAAACAATTCTATCAAATGTTAATTATAGTCACACTTATTGATATATTATGTATACTTTAAATTTAAAACCTTCACCGAATCTCAATGTAACTCAAATTCATTGCGGCACAAGCTCCCCTAAACTTGGGGGCACGATAGATGTTTCGTCCTTCCCGAACCTCACCAGTATCACTTGTGCTGGTAACGGGATTACAAAATTTCAAGGCTACGGATCGCTTACAAAGCTCGTTGATATAACTTTAAACAACAATGAATTTAACCAAGTTGGCTTTGAGACTCTTACCAATAAACCCAACCTTCGCACGCTGAATTTTGCGGGCAGCATAGCCAACCAATACATAAATTGGACAGGATCATTCCCAGACCTCTCGGCTATTACAACTCTAGCCGCAGTCCTTATCAACAACTCCTCATTAACGGGCAGCAATCTGAATCTCTCCGCGCTGACGAATCTTACGAGTTTAGCTATCCAACACAACCTACTGTCCGGCGCGTTCCCTATTCTTCCCACTGGAGCAAACTCGAAGCTTATTACCATAAATGTAGGCCAAAACAAAACGACGCGCTTCACAGGGACTCCTCCACTCCTCACGGATCACCCTGCTTGCACTAGCCTTGCGTATTCCACCAACGATGTTACTGGCCCTATACAGGATTTAAGTGTGCGCCCGACGCTGACGAATTTCTGGTGCAACGTGTGTTTACACACTGGTAACATCCCGAATCTTTCTTCCAACACCGTCCTTGGCGCATTCCGCGCAAATGGTCAGAGAGGCACGACCAAACTCACAGGCTTCGCAGGCGGGACGGTATCCGCGACACTCGGAGATTTTTGGGCAAACGATAACCAACTCACCGCTTCTGCCGTGAACGCCATCCTCGCCGCATTCGTTGCCGCAGGCCGCTCGACAGGCACGCGCGTTCTTAACCTTGGTGGCACGGGAAATGCCGCCCCGACAGGACAAGGGATAACTGATAAAGCTACTCTTGTATCCAGAGGGTGGACAGTAACGACGAATTAATATTTTATGAAAAAAATATATACAAATCAAAATATTAACAATGAAGAAGTAGTACCTTTTACTTCTGAGGTGCAAACCACAGACCAAGATTGGTGGATGATTTATGATGCGGTTACAATGGATTTATTAATTAAACCTCAACAATGCTCAGGTTTCACATCAAGCCCTTTTACTATGGTGATATCGGATAATAAAGAAGAACTTGAGCAATATATTATTGACAATCAAATAAATGACAGTATTAATGAAAATTAAACATGTCAGTTACTATAAAATTTCCTTGATTTTTTATTGACATTTTTTGGGGGTAGTATAGACTCAATTATGTCAAATGAAAGCCGACACAATAAGATTTTTCAAAAAAGCAGAAAAGATTCAAGAGCAACTCCGAAAATTTAACTTCCATCATTTTGAATACCTTTGGTATACTGATGGAAGATATTCTGGATGTTGGAAAGATATGTCTGTATCTATGGATGAACCAGAACAAGACTCTTATTGTCACTGGCAGTTTACTTTTAGGAGTAGTTGGTCAACTGATAGGAAATTGCATCTAGAAGCGATTGTGCCAGTATTTGAAGATTATTTTGTATTTGATTTGAGATACTATCGAGACATTCAACTACATGATAGAGAAGGTTATTATGGACCAACTCCTGTTCTGTCTGTTCAAGGAATTTTGGAAGAAGATTTGACAAACATGCAAAAGTATATAGACTATTTAGTGAAGTAAATTTATGAAAATACCAGTAACAATAAGAACAATAGGACCAGAGGATTTTAAACCTGTATACCGAAGAGAGTATATCATAGGTTGTGATATAGAAAAACAAACATTAACATACAGTTATAAGGATGGTGAAATGTATTCTTCTTTTGAAAATTTTAACGAACAAAGACCACACATAGGACATATTTCTGATGAAGATCTCAGAACAGCTAAAGAAATTCCATGAGAGCAGACTACAAAAACACAAAACACGGAGATAAAATAGTCTTTAAGAAGGCTGGGGAATGGCATTACTTTAGAGATAGAATAGAGAACGCCAAGAAGCTAGAAGAAGGTAAAACTTATACAGTAAAAGAAATATCAGTTGCTTCTTCTTCAACTGGTGTTACTCTAGAAGAAACTGAAGAGTTAGTATACGAACTTGGTTGGTTTGACACATTATGAATACAAAAAAATACGAAATTCAAATTAAAATATTAGACACTGATACTCAAAACGGTCCAACTTTATCTGTACCTCTAGATATAATTCAAGAATCAAAAATTGATGTTTTAAAGGAGCTTATAGAAGGTACTATAAAGGGAATGGAAGGTAAGCTATTTATACCTTTTCATGATGAAGTTTGTGAATTTACGAAAGTGTAAACGGTATTATGAAATATCTACTAGACTTGTCATTAGAAGTTGATTCATCAGAAATTAATTATGAACACGATTTGCACTTCATTATTACAAAAATTATTGACGGACAGAAAGTTGTAATTGAATTACCAACCGTTGATAGTTACTCTGGAGAAGGTTTGAAGAATGGTGAAATCTATGAGCATTATAGTGTTCGTGGTTGGTGGTTAAGAGAAAAGACGGATAAGAATTCAAATCAAGAAACTGGAGTAAATTTAGCTCTAAAACAACCCAGTTCTTGGGATTAAAATTATGAATACAGAAATAGAAACACTAAAAGAAGAATTTGAATATATTCTTCAAACACAGATAGAAACAACATCAAAAGAAGATTTTGGAGTTACAACAGACGTAAAAGAATGGTTAAATGTTATTAAATCAGAAAAACATCGAGATGCCTTAAAATCAATAGACTCTAATGAGAATCTTGATTATGAGATTATTACAAATGCCGAAGCTTATGCGCTTGCTCCAGTAGTTTCCTATAAAGGCAAAACTATAGCTATGGAAGTTATTAGAGGAGAAAATCTAGAGGATATTAAAAACAAGCTAAAAAGAAAAAAATACATTTTATATGCATCATATTATAATTTATCTATCCACAAATTAGTTGATTTTGAATTTGAAAAGCTTGAGAATCCAAAGCTACAATATGGGGTTAGATGTTCTATTTTAGATTGAAACTATGAATAAAGAAAATTACGAACAAATGGGAGATGCAATAGATTTTCTAGCAGACCATCCAGATATTAAAGATTTGCTGCTCAAAAAGCATCCAGAAAAACAAACAGAAGTAGAAACAGAAATTAAAGAAAGAAAAGATGTTTCAAAATTTTTAAACTCTATAACCTATACTTTGCAAGAAGAAGTTGCAAAAGAAAGAGAAGATATTTCAAAAATTTTAAACTCTATGAGTGATACACTAGAAGAAATAGTTGCATACGAAATGCAAGGTATAGAAAGATCTTTTCTTCCTAGTGAAGAAAAAGATATTAGTTATACAGAATCAGTTGACGAATGGATTCAAAAAATTAAATCCATTGATATAGAGTGTAGTAATAAACGCGGAACAGGTATGAGCGAATATAGGATAGATGAAACATTTTATGGAGCAGGTTGTACCTTTAATTTTGATTATGAAATCGTTAAGGAAGCCTCTGGCTATATTACTACTCCTGTATTCAAACATAATGGAATTTTGAATACAGCTTCTTTTAAAAGTAGTAAAACATTACAAGGCATCAAAGATTACCTTAAAGATAAAAAATATCTTTTATTCATGATTGTATCGTTCATTCGAACTAGAGGAGTAGTTGGAGATAATTCTTTTAAGCAATATACTCTTGAAGAACCAGAAATGAGATACGTTTTTAGAGGACATATTTTAGAATAATATTATGAGCGATTATGTTCCTGATAAATGGGTAGTTGTTAAGATTGAAGGAAAGAACGTACCGTTAACTTACAAGGTATTTGGTTGCTGGTATGGTGGTTATCTTGGTTCTAATTCTTGGAAGCTGAATAGCGGAATTGCAAAGGTAACAGAAGCAGAAGACCATTGGTTGTTTGAAGGTTATTCAGGTTCTGTATATAAATGCTACAAAGGAATATACGGTATGCATATGTATGGTTCTGGAATTCTTAATGATATTATTAACAAATCAGAAGAGGTTGGAGTAAATGTAGAAATGCTTCCAGAAGATACAAAATGGAAAGAATTAAAATATGAATGATAATAATTTTAACTATGAAGATGTTGCATCTTTTTTTAAAAATAAAAAATTAAGTTTTTTTGAAAGAACAGAATTTTTTCATGCAACAAATGGAATATCCTCAGCAACTGACGTTTTTCAAGATATCGAAACTAAAGAGCTTTTTGAAATTTCTTGGTTTAAAGAATTTGAAAATCAAAATTTAGTTAAAAAATATTTACCAATCAAAAAAACACAATACGATTATCAAGTATGAGGAATCCAGAAGATACAAAATTTGTTTGGGATAAAAAAAACTTTAATATTATTAAAAACACTCTTAACAACAATATGAAAGATTTAAAAAATTTATTAAATTCTCCTAGTATTAGTGAAGGTGAAGTTTTGAATATTTTGCCACACGATCTTCATAATGAGTGGAATAATTTTATGAGAGGTAAAACATGCCCGATTCTCGACAACGGAGATCATGGTGTATATTCTTGGGATTTAAGTCAGTTTATTAACATTATAGAAAAGTATGACAGACGAACAAATTAACGAAGCTATTGGACAAGAGATTGGATGGCAATATGTAGATGGTTGGCATCATGAAGACGGTAGAGAAGGTTTGCCAGACTTTTGTAATAATCACGAAGCAATGATTGAAGCAGAGAATTTTCTTATGAAGATAGATGAATTGTCTTGGGATGACTACTATTGTAGTTTTGAAAAAGGTTTATGTTCTTCTACTACTCGTCAACGTGCTGAGAATTATTTGAAAGTTTTTGGAGAATGGAAGGAATAATATGACAGAAGGAACATGGAGTTATGATACTCATAGATGCGGAAAATGTTATTACGAAGGATGTGAACCTTGCCCTGATCATTTTCCAAAGAATGAAAAAAAAAAAGTTACCATGAATAACAAAACTTTTATCTTAGAACTAGCAGTGAAAGACGAAGACGGGAAAACCATTCACTCAATTAACGTTACGAATTTTAAATTAGAAGAAACAGGTTTAACTTTCTTTGATAGTATGCTAAAAGAAAGTAAAGAAATTTTGTTTAATATTTTAAAAAAAGAAAACAACTTTTGACTTGAAAAGAAAATTCAGAGAGAGAAGTGAAAATTTCGAAGAATAGTTTAGGTGGAAAGAATAACCATGGACGCATGAGTGGCGCACGTTCGAGTCGTGCTTCTTCGACCATTTTTAAAAAATTACAAAAGTTAGATAGAGAAATTACAAAACTCTATAAAATGATAACTCCTTTTAGTATTCGATATTTTGATTTCGGAAAATATCCAAATAAAAAAATTATGGATAAAATCAAAAAACTTGACATGCAGAGAAAAGAAGTTAGACTTGAGAGAAAGAAATATGAAAACCGAAAAAACTGAAGAAAAGTATAACGATATATATTCATCAATAGAAAACTTAGAACGCTTTTTAGAATCTCTTCATATGAGTATATGTATATTAGGAGGAAGACTAGAAAATGTTTCTAGAAAACATGATGTTGTAGATGAATTAAATCAAGACATTTCTTTTAAAAAAACATATCTGGGAGGAAGAATTCAAAAGTCCGCATTTAAGACAGAATTGGCATCTAAGCGAATAGATGCTATAATAAAACATTTAGAACTATGACTAACAGAATCCTTAAATTTCGAGCTTGGGATAAACTAGCAAAACAATTCACCTATCCAGACAAAGGATATCAAGGACATTATGTTCTTACTTTGAATGGAGAATTTTGGAACCTTCAGAATGGTTCTGGTGGTGATGAATATGTTATTCAGCAATTTACTGGACTCTATGACAAGAATAAAAAACCAATTTACGAAGGTGACAGAGTGAGGTTTGGTTATACTGAAGACCATGACTTTTATGGTGAAGTTATCTGGCTTGAAGACAGAGCATCTTTTGGAGTTAGAACTGGAAATGCCTTTGAGACATTTGAAGACTTAATGGATCATATGAACTACTTTGAAGTAGTTGGAAATATTTTTCAATTGCCTTGCAATCCAGATCATAATGGAGAATGTTTGGTTTGTGATTGTTGGTTGAGTGATTGTCCATTTAATAAAAATGAAAAATAATAAATTTAAATTTGAGGTAAGTTTCAATCTCAATACGTGCGACGACGAGAAGCTAGACAAGCACAGCGTCACGCAGTTTAAAAATGATCTGCTCGATTTTGTACGCCGTTATGCAGGAGAAGAGGGTACTTTCTATACATATTCTAGTGATTCGGATAGTGAAGCATATCCAACAAGTATTAAAGTCAAACAAATAAAATGATTCTAGCGTTATCTGACATACATTTAGGTAGTCCAATTTGCCAAGCAAGTTTGACCTTACATCTATTAGAGAACGAAACATATGATACTTTAATCATATGTGGAGACTTGTTAGATAGCTATAACATTCATAGACTCTGTAAAAGACAATGGAAAGTTCTTTCTACACTGAGAAAGATTTCTAAAAAAAAGAAATGCATCTTTATTAAGGGTAATCACGATAAGGATTTAGATACTATTTCTGCTCTTCTTGGATTTGAATTCGTAGATGAATATACAGAGACAATTAATAATAAAAGAATCCTTTTTACTCATGGTGACAAATGGGATTTCTTTATTACTTCCAAACCATATTTGACAGAAATTGCTGCTGGTATATACTATCTTTTACAAAAAATAGACAAGAAGCAAAAATTTACTAGAAAACTAAAGACAAAGATTAAAACGTGGCACGGAGCGGCACATGATTTAACAATTAAAATAGCACAATATTGCTATAATAACAAACATGATGCTGTTTGTTTTGGACATACACACGTTCCAAAGCATTATCATGTTGGTGGTATAGAATGTGTAAATTTAGGTTCGCAATGTGATTTACCGATTACATATGCTATAATTAACAAAGAAGGAAAAATAGAATTGAAACATTATGAATAAATTCGCATGTTACCACAAGCCAACTAAGTGTTGGGTATTCTTCAGAGAAGATAAGCAAGGCATTCCAATGATTTGTTTGTGTCTAAAGCCAACTGCAACAACATTTGAAAATAAAAAAGAGGCAGAAGAACTTTTAAAAAAATCTTCATTCAATGACTCAGAAAATTATGGAGCAGAAAATTTTCTTGAATTTCAAATAAAAACTGTTAAACTTTAACACATGGCTAACGACACAACCAAACCTTTAAAAGAACTAGAAATTAGTATTTTAGAAACATCTACGAATTTCACAAAACATCAATTAAATGAATTGGAATGGAAGCTCAAACAAAACGATATGCTTATTGCTTACGATGTCGAAAGATTGCAAAAGGAGTTTATAGAATTTAAAAAATGCGTAAAAAATTTCAAACGACATTTGGTAGAAGCAATTTTACTAATGACTGCATCTATTGTTTTTATATATGCTCTCTTTTTATTTTATAAGTGAGCTTAATAAGCAGGGCTTTTCTTGAAACAAGAACGATTTCTTACAAACTGCTAATCCACTTAAAAGACTCATTAATATTTTCAGAGAAGTCTTTTCCTAGAATCTTCGACCAATCGTTTTCCAAAGGCTTCACTTGGTTTCTAATCTCATGATCACCATAAGGCCAGCCTAATTCGTGCTCTACTGTGTATTGCTCCACATTGTCGAAGTTATGCTCAAAAGGTTCTTCTTCAAGATACTCCCAAACTTTATTCATAGTTTGTTTAGGATTCTTTGTGAGTTCTTCAAAGTGAACAAAATGAAGTTTGTTTTGATATCTTTTTACAGCATCTGAAAGCCTTTCGACAGCAATTCCAAGTGGAGGAATGTTCAACCAACCCTGTGCTCTTTTTTCCACAGTTGTCCAGTTTTGAGGATTTTGTTTTTCAACTCCTGTGAATGGAAAGGGATGCTTGCGCCATTTCTTTTCAAAGGAAGAAAGGATACCACGCATGTCCCTCACAGGAACCAGAACCTTTGCATTAGGCCAGATTGCAAATAGCATATCTAAATGACCAACCCACGAACGGCACTTGTCAACTACTACAGGACGATCTGTCAATCTATTAAAAGCATTTTCACATCCTCCTTTGACATAATCATAGAACAATGTTTCCCCATCTTGGGGATTGGGGATAGTTTTAAACTCTTCTGTAGCAGAAAATTGCCGAGCAAGATAACCAATTTCGTGAAGACCACTAGTGGCTGTAGAATGAACTCTAGGATTCTGGGCTAGAACGTTCATCAAAAGAGTGGAACCTGCACGAGGAAGACCTGAAACGAAGTGAATAGTTTTTGACATATACTATATTTTAGTAAACTTAGTAAAGAAATCAATAAAAAAACCTCGAAAAATTTTAGTCTTCCGAGGTTTTCTTTTTTATTTAGGTAGGGTTAGAGAGCAAATTCAACTACAGAATTATCTTTCTAACCAGCGGATTTGCCTTCCTTGCGGAGAGCAACAACTTGTTCGTGTTGTTCTTCTGTTAAGTGAATTTGAGTTACACCTTGACGAACTTTATCAGCAACTTGTTCGGTTTCGAACATTCTGTTAACCCTTCCCATTGGTCCTACGAATGCGTGTTGTTTTTTGTTCATATGATTTTTATAGATCTTTTATAACTGTTACGTTAGTATTTCCTTGGAATGACCATCCAGTTTGTGCTGTCCAAGTATTATCAGAAGCTCTAGCATGAATGGTGAGAGGGCTTGCTGTATATTGGAACGCATTATAACTAACAAAGGCTGATCGGGCTACATAACAATTAACAGTGGCAAGATTTGAGTTACTAAAGAATGCATAGTATCCAATACTAGTCACAGAATTTGGAATAGTAACTGATGTGAGTGAGTTACCACGGAATGCACTGTCTCCAATACTAGTCACAGAATTTGGAATAGTAACTGATGTGAGTGAGTTATCACGGAATGCACTGTTTCCAATACTAGTCACAGAATTTGGTATAGTATAAACACTTCCAGCAGCTTCTCCACGATATATTAACGTCGTTTGGTCCTTGTTAAAGAGCACTCCGCTTAAACTACTGAAATTTGGATTGTCTGTATCTACAGTAATTGTTGTCAAACCGTTCCCACTGAATGCATAGTTTCCAATACTAGTCACAGAATCTGGAATAGTAACTGAAGTGAGTTGGTTAGCACCGAATGCACCGCCTCCAATACTAGTCACAGAATTTCCTATAGTAACTGATTGGAGTTGGTTATTTCGGAATGCACTGTCTTCAATACTAGTCACAGAATTTGGAATAGTAACTGATGTGAGTTGGTTATTATAGAATGCAAAGTTTCCAATATTAGTCACAGAATCTGGAATAGTAACTGATGTGAGTTGATTATAAGAGAATGCATTGTCTCGAATACTAGTCACAGAATCTGGAATAGTAACTGATGTGAGTTGATTATAAGAGAATGCATTTTCTCCAATACTAGTCACAGAAGTTCCAATGTCTACATAACCTGCTATGTTTTGCTGATTTTTCCAACTATTTGGAACATTTCCATTTAAAGGATTTCCTGCAGTATTAAAAACAGTTCCATTGGGATTATAGATAGTGGTTTTGAGAGGACTAACAAAACCAACAGAAGTATCGTTAATAGTAACACTTGCTGTTTGGCTAGCAGATGTCATTGTTAATGTCTCTACACCTTCTGTAGTAGAGTCTGCTGTGATGTTTAATGTGACGCTTCCTGTATTAGAGTTGATAGTAAAATTACCTGTTAAAGAAACTCCACCTATGTCTTCAGTAGAAATGCCAGTAATGGTATAAGGAACAGTAGTTCCATTAGCCACATTGGTTGTGGTCATAGTAAAGGTAACAGAACCTCCTTCATCAACAGAAGCAACAGAGCTAGTTAATGCATAAGTTGGAGTAGGTAACACGAAAGATGTGTCATTAATTATGAGAGAACCTGAAGTTAAAGCGGCTGTAAGCGATGGGGTTATACTGCTTATAGAAACAATCATTGTTTCTGCTCCCTCTAGTAATAAGTCCGAGTTTGGATAGAATTCTATAATAGTCGTATTTCTATATGGATATCCTTCAGACCCTGGAATTCCTGGAGTCCAAAATCCAGTTTGTCCAACAAGAACTCTTCCAGTTAAAGGTGGTATTCCAGAATTTATAAAAATGTCATTTTCTGATATTCCGGTGATTTCGTAATAAATTTCAGAAAATG